GGCTCCCGGACTACTGCTAACCGGGAGCCGCTTTGACAGGCTAGGGCCGACCAAACCTCGACGCGGGAGAGGAGCGCCACGTTAGGCTAGTAGTAGGATTTTCTGTAGCTACAACTCACCGCCGAAACGCTCCCGCCCGAGAGCGCGTACATCAGCTTGCACCACGTCGGCGTCACCGTGTCGGCGTCTTTGGGGTCGAGCGCGAAGAAGTCCCCGGCGGTGATCTTCGAGATGGCGTCTGTGGCCACCGCTGAGATGGTCTGCGTGACGGTGAGCGCCGACATATCGACCACTGTTGCCGTCGCGCCCGACGTCGTGAGCCCCGCCAGCGTCAGGGTTTGGACCGTCGTGCCAGTTGAATCCGCGTAGGTCAGCGTCAACCCGCTCGGCGCACCCGTGAACGTGATGACGGGTCGAACTGGGGCGGTACCTAACGCCTGCTCGGTCAGCGAGGTGGTCACCGAATTGCTCGTCGCGCTCGTCGCGTACCACAGCGGGTCCAGCGCCTGGAACGTCAGGGACACCTTCGCGGCCAACTGCACGCCGGGGATGTCGAAGTGCTCGACGATCGCCCCGGTGAGCTTGCACTGGATGAACTGCGACGTCGTGAACGTCTCGACCTTGAGCGCCACGGCCCGCGCGCACCAGCCTTTCAGGTTCTGGACGTCCGACACGAGCGACGCGAGCGTGTAGGACGGGGAGCGCGAGCACACCGTCCCGAACACCCGGAACTCACCCGGCTTGTAGAGCGGGTCGGTCGAGAGCAGCACCGTGTCGATCCGCCCCGGCCGCGTGCCGGTCTGGTACTCGCGGGCCGGCCCGCTCAGGACGTCGGTCCACCCTTCCACCACGAACCCGAAGTCCGCGAGGTCCTTGTACGTCCCCGTGACGGAGGACGTGGACACCGAGACGATCGTCATCCGCTCACCCTCACGACGCCTAACGTGCGCTGGGTCGCCCGTGCCCGCTCCGCGAAGATCGGGTCCAGCTGCTCGGCCAGTTTCAGCAGCACGGCGCGCGAGAACTTGGCCGCCGTCGCCTCCGCCGTCTCGCCGGGGATCTGCTGGACCGTCACGGGCGGGAGCACGAGTTGTCCGATCGCCACGCTACTCGACACCGACCCCGCGGCCGGTGACGGCAGGGCGGGCGGCGTGAGGCTCGGGAGCGCGGCGACGGTGCCGATCTGGTTGCGGATGGACGTGAGCAGTTCCACCGTCTGCCGCGCGTAGGTGAGGCCCGTGCGGAGGAAGTCCGCCATCCGGTTCCCGGTGCGTTCCGTGAGGGCCTGTGCGGCGTTGGTGACCGCGTTGGTCGTCCCGCCACCGCCGGTCGCATCGCTCACCGCGCCCGGTAGATCACCCAGGAGCCCGCGGAGTTCGTCCACGAGACCCGCAATCAGCCGTTGCGTATTCTCGTCCGTGGCCGCAGTGAACGCGTCCTGCAGCGCCTTGATCGTGGCCTGTATCCCGGCCTCGGTCGAGAGGTCCGCGCCGGGGAGCCCGAACTGCTCCAGCTTCTTGCCTAACGTTTGCTGTGGCGTCTCCCCGAACACGCGCCCCTTGAGGTCGATCGCGTCGAAGGCGGTCTGGAGTTGTTCCGCGAGGGTGACGACACCATCGGTGAATGTCGCGATTCCATCCGTGGCGGCGTCCAGCGGGCCGAGGAGCGCCTTCAAGGCGTCGATGATCTGCTGCTCGGCCTCGGTGATCCCGTCCGCCTGGAGCGCTTCGAAGATCGCGCGGATCCGCTCGCGGACGGTATTCAGCCCCTCCTTGCTCGAGAGGTCCACGCCGTCCAGTAAGCCCGTGAACTCCTCGAACTGCGAGGCGAAGAACTCCGCGAGCGCCTTGAGTTGCCCCGCCGCGTCGGTCCCCTCGATCGTGAACTGGTCTCCGAGTTCCGCGAGCCCTTTCGCTCGCGCTTCGAGGATACGCTGTGCTTCCTCCGCGGCCTTCGCCGCTTCCTCGTCCGCGACGTCGATCACGACCCCGAAGAGGTCTTTGAGGATCTGGCGGAGCTGGTCGAGGTTGAGACCGCCGAGGAGAGCTGGATCGATGGACCCGTCCACGATTCCCTGGAAGATCCCCTGAATGACCTGCTTCGCCTTCTCTCTGCCTTCCGTGGTGCTCAGATCGAGCCCGTCGAGTGCGCCGAACAGGGCGGGCGCGCCCTTCTCGGGGTCCGTGAGGAGTTCCACCAGTTTCTGGAACTGGTCCGACTTCCCGGTCTCGAACAGGGTGAACGCGTCCCCGAGCTGCTCGAGCCCGCCCGCGAAGGTCTCAGTGAACGCCTGGAAGTCGAGTTCATTGAGCGCCTTCTGGAACGCCCGCAACCCTTCCTCGGTGATCTTCGTGAGATCGAACCCGAGCTCCGCCGCGATCTTCCGCACGTCCTCCATCGACACGCCCGCGGCGCGCAGCGTGCTCTGGAACGCCTCTGCGATCTTCTTGTCGCGGATCGCTTGCGTTGCCGAACCACCCACGTCGAACGTGAACCCGGTGACGACCGACCGCACAGAAGCCAACTGCGACCCGCTCGCTGTGATCTTCGCGAGATCCCCGATCGCGCTTTCCAGTTTGCGGAGCGCTTCGGTGTTGCGCTGGGTCGCCTCACGGCTCTCCTTCTCGTCCGGGTCCTCCCCGAAGAAGATCTGCCCGATCCCGGCCACGCCCGCGATGATCTGGCCGATACCGGGCAGCGCCTCGAGCAGCCCCTTGCCGGTCGAGAACAGCTTGCTCAACCCGCCAGCGGCCTTCGCCGCCTTCGCGATGTCGCTCAGCCCGTCGAAGAGGTTGGCCGCCGAGCTCACCGCCTTCGTCAGTTCGTCGTCGATCCCGCCGACCGCCGTGGCGACACCTAACGCGATGTTCGCGAGGTCCGCGAACGCGCCGAACAGGTTGCCCGCCTCGGTCGTGGCCTCCTTCAGGTTCTTCCCGTTCTCGTCCGTGTGCTTCGCGATCTCCGCATCGATCTTCGCGATGTTCTCCTCGATCTGCCCGCGCTCGCGATCGAACGCGACGCCTTTCCCCTTCAACTGCTCGATCCGTGTCTCCTCTTGGGTGCGTCGCTTGAGCAATTCCGAGACGGCGCGGAGTGGCTTCACCCCGTCCTCACGGAGTCGCTTGATCCGCTCCTCCAACGCTTCGCTCTTTTTCGTCGTCTCGAGGAGTTCCTCGTTCGCCTTTTGGATCTCCGTCAGGAACTCGGGCGAGACGGTCCCGACCTTGACGCCTTCCTGGAGTTCCTTCTCCAACTGGCGGAGCGCGAGCTTGAGGTTGTCGATGCCCGACGTCGAGATCTCGGCAATCGACTGCTCGATCCGCTGCCCGATCTGTTCCCGCGCGACGGCCAGCGCGGCGTCATGGACGCGGTCGATCTCCGCGCGCACCGCCTCGAGCCCCTTCAGGTTCGTCTCCGCGATCGAGATCTGCACGGGCTTCGCGCCCTTCGCGCGCAGCTTCTCCAGGTCCTGTCCCGCCTCGCGCACCGCGATGTCCACCGACGTCGCGAACTTCTGGAACCGCGAATTGAGGTCGTCGATCGGGTCGTTCGTGGTGATGCTGGCGCGCAGCGTGTCCATCTCGTCACGGAACCGCTTGAGCGAGTCGGTCGAGCGGTCGACGTCCGGCAGTCCCTTGTTCGTCCCCAGCGTGCTCGGGTCGATGAGTGGGCTCCGCTTGGACGGGCCGGCCGGCTTGCTCGTGGCCGCCGACTTCTTCGCCGCCTCGGCCGCCTTCTGCTGCTCGTCCGCAACCTTGCGGAGCAGCGTCGCGAAGTCGTGCAGTTCCTGGCCGGGCCGCTGCAGCCAGTCGGCCTGCGCCTGGTCGAAGGACGTGAAGGCTTTCGAGAGCCCGGCCAACTCGTTCGCGCTCAACGCGCGGATGTCGATCCGCCCCTCCCGCACGGCGTCCATGACGTCGAACAGGGCGGTGCGGAACCGGGCCAGTTCCTGCCGCGCCCGGATCACCGCCTCCGGCCCCTCCTTCGCCTTCTCCGGCTCCTTGATGGAGATCGAGGACAGGCGGTCAAACTGGGTGCCTAACGAGATGGCGGTGGCCTTCGAGGACTCGAGGCGGACGTCCGTGAGCGCGCCGCTCACCCGGTCGAGCAGCCCGATCAGCCCCTCAAGTTCGCGGTTCACGAACGGGAGGATGCGCTTGCCGAGGTCGATCAGGTTGTTGTTCAGCCGCTCGCGGAGCTTCGCCGCGGTGTCGTCGATCCCGTCGCTCGCCTGCTTCACGCGGGTGTTGAGGTCGCCCATCGCGTCCGCCGCGACCGTCGCCTCCTTGGCGAGCCCCGCGATCACCTTCCGGCCCTCCTCGCCCTTCTCGGCCATCTGCCCGAGGTAGGCGCCCGCCTGCCGCGCGCTCAGCCCCCGCTCGCCTAACGCCACCAGTGCGCGGATCGTGGTGTCGAGGTCGAAGTTGAGTTTCTGGACCGCGGGCGCCGCGGCCTGCAGCCCCGCGAACACGTCCTCGAGCGAGTTCCGCCCCTTGGACACGCTCGCGAGCTTCGCCACCACCTCGACCGCCTGGTCACCGGTCAGCTGGAACAGGTCCAGCGTCTGGTCGAGCCCCGAGGCGACCGCGCCCAACTCGGTCCCGGTGGCCTTGAACGCCAGCACGGACGCGCGGAGGCGCTGCGCTACTTCGTCCGCACCCTGCGCGCCCTGCTTCGCGATCTCGCCCGCCTGCCGCGACAGTTCCGCCTGCGAGATCCCGAACTCCTCCGACAGCGTGCGGAGTTGCTGGCGGAGGAGTTCGATCCCCTTGGCCCCGTCCGGCACGGAGGCGACGACGCGGCGGATACCCTTCTCGACGTCCTCGGCCATCCGCGCCGCCTGCGCGCCCACCGCAACCAGCGCCACGCCGATCGTCGCGACCGCGCCCGCGAGTGCGCCGGTCGTGCCTAACGTGCTCGCGGCCTTCGCCGCCGAGTCCCCGATGCGCGTGAAGGCAACCTCGCCCGTGCGCCCGAACGCGGCCATCTCCTGCGAGACGCCCGAGATGGCTTTGGCGACGGTGTTCGCCTTCGCGCCGACGCCGCCGATCGCCTTGTTGGCGCTGTTGCCGAAGCGGTCGAGCGCCGTGCCGGTGTCGTTGGCGGTGCGCTTGAGCGACCCGAGCTTACCTTCCGCCGTCGCCAGCCGCTGCTCGAACGCGGCCGTGCGGGCGTCCAGCTCGACGACTAACTGCTCAACCGTGTTCGCCACGCGGGGCCGGAATGGTGAGGAGTCCGCCCGACATGCCGTGCCACCGGGGCGCGTCCGCGGGGCAGGTGATCAGGTGCCAGGGTGCTGCTTCCTTGCACGCGGGGCAGCGTCCGCTGGTGTCGTGATCGAATCCCGTCACGCGGTCTCCCGCTTCTTCATGGCTTCGCGGGCCGCCTGCGCCGCCGTCACGCGCTGCGCGAACAGCTCGCCTAACGACCAGCGCCGCAGGAGGTCGAACGGTCGGACGCTCAGGTCGTCCGCGACCGTACCAAGGAACCCCGCGAGCGTCAGGCGAGACTCGCCGCCCTTCTCACCCGGAAACGCGTTGGCGATGACCGCGTTGCGGCGGTGGTTCACTCGCACGTGTGCCTCGGCCAGATGCAGGATGTCCCCCGCCGTGAGCCGCTTCGTCCACTCGGGCGGCTCGGGCGCCTGCTCCTCGTCGAACGGGAGGCCCGGCCCCTTCTCGGTCAGCACCCACGCCCAGAGTCGGACGCAGAGCGATTCCGCGAGCGGGGCGAGCGCCTGCACGGCGTAGTCGGCCGTCGTCTCGACCTCGCGCGACGCCTGCTCGAGCACCACCGACAGCTGCCGGTCGAGCGAGTCCAGCCACCGCAGCGCGTGGTAGGATTTGGGGTGCACGGTGCGGGTCTCGCCGTCGTCGCACCGCACGCTCTCCGGCACGCACGCCAGCGCGTCCGCGAGCGCCTGGTCGAGCCGCGCCTGCTTCGCCCGCTGGAAGGCGCTGCCGTCCTCGTCGCGCCCCATGATCCGCACGTAGGACGCGTAACAATAGATCCACGCGCCCGCGCCCGGCTCGGTGTTCTCCTCGCCGCCGGGCCAGAAAGCCGCGAGCTCGTCCGCCGTCGCCAGCTTCCTGCGCTCCGCGACGGCGCGAAGGTTCTCGCACCGCCGACGGAGGTCCTTCTTACTCCACGATTGCCGCTCGGTAATGGTCCGCACACACCCTCGTTAGGTGTAGATGCGGATCGTCATCCCCGAGAACTTGAACGTGACCGGGATCGCGGCGGGGTTCTGGCGGTTGAAGTTCACGGAGCCGTTCGCCTGCGCCCGCGCGTCGTTCAGGTCCACCACCACCGTCTTCCCGTCGAACCGCGTACCCTGGAACCGCAGCACCTGGGTCGTCTGCGTCCCGAACGTGTTGCCGCCGACGTAGCCTTGGTACGGGTCGCTCGAGGTGCCCGTGCCCTGCTCGGATTCCGTCGCGCCAACCGCGAGCTGCCAGTTGAGGACGTTGAACCCGAGAAGTCCCGCGCTCGCGCTGATCTCGCCGCGCCCCGGCAGGTACTGGAGCGGGAGGTCGCGGATCGCGGAATAGATCGGCGTCTGGTCGAAGGCGGGCGAGAGCGTGATGCCCTCCTCCTGCAGGTGACCGATCACCGAGGCGGTCGCCTCGTACACGCTGGCACCCGTGGCGGTCGCCGCAATCGGTGCCTTCCAGAGTGTCACGAGGTTGGGCGAGGACGCGGAGGCGAGCGAGTCGAGCCAGACGCCTTCGGTCCCGCTGAAAATCGCGTAGTCGCCGCTCGACCAGTTCGTGACCGCGCCGACTGAGTAGGTCTGCTGGCCCGCCGTGATGGTCGTGGCGACCGTGCTGCTCCCGCCCGCCGTCAGAATGCGATAGGCGGTCAGGGAGTCGAGTTTGCGCCAGAGTTCCTGGCCGTCATTCGTCCGTGGCACCGGAGTCTCCTGTGGGTTATTAAATCGTTAGGTCGCGCGGCCCAGCGACCACGCGTCAAGGCAAGGGAGCGCGATCGTGAGGGCGCCGACCATGACGTCCTCCCCGACCGGCGTGATGTCCCGCTCTATCGTGCAATCCGGGGCGTTGAACACGACCCCGTTCCGTATGACTTCAGTGGCGAAGGCGGTGGAGTTGAACGCGACCACCACCGCCCGCACACACGCCCGCAAGGTTTGCAGCCCGTACTTCTCCGCGGTGTTCGTGTCCCCGCCGCGCAGGAGGTAGCGCACGCGCACCGGCACCTCGGGGTAGGGAATCCATCGCTCCGACTTCCCCGGATACCGGACGGGCGAGACCACGTCCACCAGCAGCGCCGCCGATGTGGTGATCTCCGCCCGCTCGATCGTGCCCTGCGCGACCCACGCGTGGGTGTTCTGGTCGTAGACCGTCACGGCCGGCACGGTGACGCCGCCGGGGATCGCGGTGCGGACCGCGTTCACGCCGTTGGTGCCGTCGCCTAACCACGCGACCACCTGATCCACCGCGTCGACGATCACGCTGACGGCACCACCAGCCAGTAATCGAAACCGGAGCTGTTCCCTCCGTCCGGTGACTTCGACCACTCGCCGCGGAACTTGTGCGCGGTGCCGGCGATCGTGACCGTACCGTCCCGCGCGGGCGCGGTGAACGTGCCGCGCTTGACCTGCAGCACGAGCGACCGCACCCGCACGCCGTACTCCTCCGTCTCCACCTCGCGCGTGCGGAGCACACCCGTCGATGTGGTCGAACCCACCACGACCGTGCTCCCGAACTCCGAAGTGCTCAGGAACACGTCGCGGTCTGCGTCGCCTAACGCCATTCGCTAGAAGGCGCTCAGGGACTGCTTGGAGATCACGAAGGACGTCGGGCGCCGCACCATGATTCCGACCATCTGGAACGAGGTGAGCTCGATCATCCCCTGCTTCTTGAGGCGGTACGGGTCGACGATCACTTCCATCGCGCCCCACTCACCGATGTACAGCTGGTCCCAGCAGCCGTAGTAGATCGCGTGCGCGACCGTGGTGCTGGTGCCCGCGGTGAGGGTTTTCTGCACCTGGTTCGACGAGTACGCCTTGATGCCGGCGACCGTGCCCTCCTCGCCGCCGATCCAGACCGGCTCGCCGTTCGTGCTGGCGAACTTCTGCGAGACCATCAGCGTCGCCTTGATGCCCGGCGTCGTGAGGAAGCCGGTCGTCGAGACGTTGGCGTTCGAGTTCTCGACCGCGAAGATGTGGCCGACCATGTTGGTGTAAGTCGGCGTGCCGCCGTTCGTGGCGAACGAGTAGACCTGCACCGAGGTGTTCGAGAACAAGCCCGTGGGCTGGTTGCTCGCGCCCGTGCCGGCGATCGCGGCGAGGTCGATCGCGAGCGCGTGGATCGTCGCGAGGTCCGAGCGAATCAGCTGCTCGACGTCGAAGTTCGTCTGCGCCTGACGGAGCAACTGCCGCGACACCGACGAGGACGACATGAGCGTCTTCGGCGTCAGCGTCTTGGTGGTCAGCGTGATGTTCGTGTCCGAGACGTCCGCGCCGCCGTTCTCCGCCATCCAGCTCGCGGTGCCGGCGCCGTTCTGCTCGGGGAAGGTCAGCGGCTCGCGCAGCCCGCCGAGGTACGTCGCGCCCAGCTGCAGCACGCGCGCCTTGTTACGGAGTAGCGAGATGAACTCGCCCGGCGCGTCGAACACGACTTCGGAACCGACCGTCGCCGCGTTGTAGAGACCCGCGCGGGTGTTGGTCGGGAAGTAGAACGCGTGACCGTTGCCGTCGACGCGCTTCGCGTTCGGGATGCCGTATCGCTGAATGTTGCTCGCGATCTGCTGCGAGACGTCGGCCTCGAAGCAGTCGCCGTTGTCCGCCGCGGCGAGCACGGCGCGGGAGAACGAGTATTCCTTCTTTTCCTTCTGCGTCATCTCGACGATCGGGCTGTTCACCGCCTGCTGGCTCGCGAGGCGGGCGCGCATGGCCTTCACCATGTCGGCGCGGATGTCGTCGGCCCGCTTCCCGGCCTTGGTGCCGGCGATCAGGACGCCCTCGAGCGCGTGCATCTCGGCCAGCTCCGCGACTTCCTTCATCTCGTCGCCGTTCCGCTTCGCGACTTCCACCGCCTCGCGGTTCGCGCGCTGTTCGGCGGTCTCGACCCACTCCGCCAGGCCGCTCAGCCCGTTCTTGTTTTCGTGCGTGACGGCCTGTCCGTTGGCCGCCGTGTTTTCGTCAGACACGGATCGCTCCTCGGCCTTTCGGGCCGTCTGGTGGATGTGAACGGCCGGCGCTGCCACCTCAGCACTCCGGCCGACGCCGACCGTGGGGTCGGCGGGAATTGCAACGTGCGACATCTCGACGGGCATCCAGTTGACCGCCCGCCATGTGGGAAGCCCCCCGCGAGTGGCGGAGGGCTTCTTGTCCCACTGCTTCACGACGTAGCCGGCAGACACTTTCTTGCGTATGCCGTCCTCCACGTCCATCTGGACCTCGCGCCCCCTCTGCGAGCGCGAATACTTGGGAACCCCACGGATCACGCGGTCGCTGTCGACCCGCGCGCCCTCGAGAATCCCGACCTGTTGCTTCGGGTCGTGGTCGAGCAGGATCGGGAGCCCGTCCAGCGCGCGGGACATGTCGACCGCGCCGCTCGTGTGGTCGAGCACTTCGATGAACCGCTCGCCCGTGAAGAAGTCCATCCGCTCCACGCCGTGCTCG